TACATACACATAATATCCGATAATATCGCGCAAGCCTTCAAATCGTTTATTATCGTAGGTTTTTCCGTTTACGAGGTCGTACCATTTATTTCCCGGGATATAATCCGTTTCAGATAACATCGCCGCAGTAAGTAAATCGTACTGTGCAGCACCTAACGCATTAATCAATAATAATCGCTCATACTTCACAATAGCCCCCGATAATTTATCCTGATTGTTAGGTTGTGTACCGCCATGTATATCGGGGACTGCCTGAACATTCGGGATAAATAGTTTGCCTGTAAAGTATGATTTATCGATTATCATTATAGTTTCTCTATTACTCCTGCTTTATCGTAAATAGCGTATGCGACATCAGAGACAGACAACTCGTCTCCTTGTTTCATGTGTTTACCGAAATCCCTGGTAAACCTTACAGGTGTAGTCCTTTCAAGGTTTATTACCACTCCTTCTGATTTACCTTCAGCAATTAGTTTTTTGCTCTTTGCGCCCTGTTCTTTGTAGTAAGCGTTAGTAATCCCTGCTACTTCGTTTACCACAGGTGTTTCATTGGTTGTTAGCTCTTTAGCCATAATTTTTTAAAATTTATAGGTTAAACCCCGCCGAAACGGGGTTATAATAATTTATGCCGCTGTTATAAGCGTTTTCACATTAGCAAATGTATCAGATACAATGGCTGTGCGTGTTGCGTTAGGTATTAATGTAGCTACAAAACGTTCTACAACGTGTGTACGTATATTACGAGATAAACCCGAAGCACCTGCCGCAGTAGCATCAGTACGTCCGTCTGTTTCGAAATAAAGCAACTCCCCGTCTAAGCCAACTTTAACGCCCTGTATAAAGTCCCCTACAAGGAATCTGTCAGCGGCAATAGTAGGATCAATTACCCAACGAATTATGCGCCCCTGGTAAGATATACCTATTTCGCCCACAAGGCTAATAGCGTTACCGTTCCATACGGAATAATGTCCATCCGATGCTTTAGAATGTATCATCCTGTACCACGCGGCGGGAGACAGCACAACAGCGTTAGGCACATAACCAAGTGTCTGAAGCTGCGCGATAACTGCCCCTATAGCATCATAATCGTTAGGGTCTTCGTTAACCACAAGTGAAGCGTTAGGAGTGAAAGCCGTTCCTGCTGCTACTACTGCCGCCAGTACAGAAGCGGGCGTTTTATCCATTACAAGTTCAGCTATTTTACTTTGAATAGCGTTAGCTATTGTAGGGTAAAAACGTCTTAGTTGTGTTGTGGTAGCCCACTCTGCTGCAACAGCCAAAGCCTCTGCTTGCTGTCCGGCATAAGTTACCTTAACAATTGGTTTTAGTGTGCATTCCGGTGTAATAGCTGCATCGCCTGTAAAACTTTCATTTAGAATATACAGGTTAGCCTCTTGTAACGGCCTAACGTCTACTACCTCCATTATAGGGCTGTACGGTTTTCTGTAACGTGCAATACCTATGTTTTGAGAAGCCCTTAGCACATAGCCAGAATCTATAGCCTGCGTTGCGCCTGCTGTAGGAAACTGAGCAGCGTTAACAAGTGTAGAAGATAAAACATCACTTGATATAGTAACTTTTTCTACATCAATTTTAATTTTATCCTGCCCTTTTATGGAAAATTCGCCGTCTTTAGGTACTTCATCATAAGCCGCTTTAAACGCCTCCATGATGTCCATTTTGTTGTTAGCCTCAGTAACTGTTTTAAGCGTAGCAAGGGATTTACCTTGTTCTTCGATTATGGCAGCCTGTGAGGTAAGCGCGTCATTAGCAGTTTTAAGTTCAGCTTTCAGCGCGTCGCCAATAACTTTAACCTGTTCTGCAACCTGAGTTTTAACCGCTTCGCTTTGTTTGTTTTCTTCGTACTCCCTTTTAGAAGTAACATATTTTTCCTGTTCTTCAGGTGTCATTGCGGAAAGTTCTGCCGCGCTTTTGTACTTAAAATCCATTGTTTATAGATTAAGATTAAAATAATTTTTTTGTGCTTCGTTGTGAGTGGCTAAAGCCGGGTCGGTAATTTCCTCTGAAGGTGAATCAGGTTCGGACTTCATATTATTATCTAATGTAGGGGTAATATTATTGCTGCCAAACAGCACCGCACTACCTTCTACTAATTTTGCTTCTGTAACTGCCATAAAATACCCTCTTGCGTCGGCGTCTTCTTTATTCGCTATAATCGGGTAGTATTTCTCCCAATTTTCTTTATACTCTTTTGCCCATTGTTCCTCTGAATTTATGCAGTATGACATATCAACATATTGCATTCCTACAGAGTGGTTTGTTACATACCCATTCTTGTACTGGTCAAACATGAAAGCGTTCCTGGACTGCTTAACAATGCTATCGAAAACAAGAGCCTGTGTGCTGCCCTCGTAGTTAGCGCCTAATGTTTTCCATGCTAATGTTTTTACATACGCTACAGAGTTATCAGCTATAACAGCATCGAAAGCTTTTTTATGCTCCTGAAGGTGTAAGCGTTTATCGGTATGGCTTAACGATCTGTTCCACAAACCTTTTATATGAACGTCGCCATGACTATCCAGTAAATTAGTAGTATTCATTACTACCCTTACTTTTAATTCCGAAACATCATTGCCTGTAACTGGTTTATTGGCTTTCACTACCTCAGTCTCAGATTTAAACTCGTCAACATAAGAGAACGTAAAGCTATCGGCGGCTTTAAAGGCATTTTTAGAAACCGATAAAATAAGCGGCATATTATCCACTAACGCCTTAAACATTTCGTCTTGCGTCGAAAATGATTGTCCGGGTAATTCTTTACAGGTTATCATTTGTTTACTGTTTTATTCTGCTTAAGAGCATTTATTTTAAAATCCAGTTCTTTTTTAAGATTCGGATCCTGTGTTTTATTTTTAGCTTCGGTTAGCTGCTGTATGGTGTTCTCGGTTTTCATGATATTATACCCATATCAGTTAATGTTTTCTTCATTTCGTCAGCGGTAATCACACCGCTATTGAACAATGTAGCCAGATTATCTATAATCAGTTTATTCGTCTCATGTACTTGGTTCTTCGTTTTAGCTACGCTGCTAACGTGTTCATAGGTTACTGAAATACCGGCTGTAAATTTCTCAAACTCCGCGTTAAGCGTTTTAACGATGTTTGAAGCTATTGGCAGTACTTCTGTTTCGTACAATGATGATTCCGCTACCTCTTTGTTGTCAAACGTGTTGTTTTTGCCATACGGGCTTAATTCAATCGGAACGCCAAAGGCGTCATAGATTGCCAGTATATCAGTTTCTACCATTTCGTAGAAATTCAACCCCGTTAACCCCTGCGATAAATTATAACCGTCAACACCTTTGTTCGCTACAATTATTCGGTTAGCGATACCCCTGGTGTTTAATTTTTCCTCCATGTCATCCTTCTCGGTACGCGGCGGCGCTTGCCCTTCAACTGTAGGCATCGTTATAATCTGCCTGTTCAAACCCTCATCTATCGGACTACCTGTAGTAGCTTTAGGACTAATCAGCGTTACGCCTGAATTACAGATTTGAATATTTTTAGCTATCTGGGCATCTTCAATATTTTTAACCTGTGAACGTAGCGGCTTTATGCGGCTGTACCCTTTATCGTCGTTGATGTTCTTTTTAACATCGTAGAAAAATATTATAAATTCTTTCGGTATGGTTTCCGATTTACCATCTACTACTGTTTTAACTGAATTTTCCAGTATTTCAGTATCGTCAGGGTTCAGGTTTATCAGTTGCAGGGTTTCCATATTTCCTACAGATACCCATTTCTTCCAAACCATTGTGTAACCAAGCGATAACAGGTAAATGCAAAACTCTTTTAAAAATTCCTCTGTACTCTGTTTATCATTCGGGTTCTGAATAACCTTTAGTAATTTATCATTCTCATTCTCACTGGTAAACTTAGCATTCGATAGCGATTTAGCTACCTTACCGATCACGTTGCCTAAAACAAAGTTGTTCTCAACAATCTTAACAAACTTCGTGTCTGTACTGTAATGCAACCCCTGAAACGTGTAGCCGCTGTAAACATCGAAGCTACCTTCTACAGGCTGACCATTTATAATCATGGTTCGTGTTTCGATGCTATTATCCGCTACACCCCGGAACGACGGCCATGTAAAAGGGTTGTACCAACTCATACCCATAAAGCATTAAAGGCTATGCCTAAATCAATAAGCATAGCCTTGTATGTTGTAATATGAGGGGTAACCTGTATCTTCACAGATTTTAATTTTATGTTATAATGTATTGCAAATATAACTAAAATTTGTTATAAGCAAGGAATTATTTTATTTTACTACTCGGTGTCTAAATTGTACTGATTTTTTATAGATCCTTTCGGTATGTAAAAAATATACTTTGGATCTTGTTCTTTAATACTTAGGGAGAAATAATTTAGCCAGTAATCAGTCTGTTCTATTCGCTTGACCTCCAATGCCGTTTTCGTATTTGAATATTTTATAACGCTATTATTTACGTTATTTTGGCGCAAATAATATTCATCCCCTGATTTTAAATAATAAGAGTATTTCATAACGCCGCCTATACTACCAGACCCTAAAAAGAAACTGCCTGCAATGCCTGAATTATCAGATATTGACTCGAGTTGATAAACATCTGTAACTGTTATTTTCTCTGTCGGTATAGAAAATCCAACAATAAATCCAGCTACAAGACCAAAAATACAACCAAACATACCGTTAAATAGATACTCTGAAAAATCCATCCATCTATAGTCGAAGTTTTTACGGGTTAAATAATAAGAAATAAATATCCCTAAGAGGATGAAGAAAATAAGTGTTATCATAATTTTTATTTTTATTTTAGTAAAAACCGTCTCTGCATAATCCATTGTACATACATAAATATTCCTGTATCTCTACATCGAACATCATTACCTCGTTGGATTTCTTTGTAGAATTTTAACCAGTACATTTTAGAGTCTATGCATACCGGAAGCCAAGCAAACCTTATTACTGTTCTTATATACATAAAGTATAAATTATGACAGATATTCCGATTATTAAATATACTACAGCCACGCCCATCCAGAAACTATACGGGCTGAATTTTAAGGTGTTTTTGTCTTCAAAACCTTTTAAAGCGGCTTGACAAACTATGCCGCTGTATCTATCGTGAGGAATAGGCTGCCCGCCTTCTTTTATCACTCTTGGTCTTTTCGATGGTGGCGTTGGTATTCGTGTACTCATGGGTTATGCCTGTATTTAAGCTGGTTTAAAATTTAATATCACTAAGTATAAACACGCCTTTAGGTATTGTGTTATCAATAATTACAGGCAAACCTTTAATCTCGTTAGCATGAATATCGCATTTAGTTAACGCGCTCATCATTATTTTTAATGGATTATAATCAGCATGTTTATCAATAGCTTTTTCTATAGATTCTATTGTTACTTTCATGGTAATTTAAAGAGCTTCAAACTCCCTGTAGCATTCAGTTAAGACTTTTTTAACATGCTCGTCTATCAATGAAGATATTTTATCCTGCAGTATTTTGTCCTCTTTCATGTAATTTAAAAATACAGGCTGGTTTATAATGAAGCTGCCGGGAGAAAAACTACCGTTAATTATTTCTCTGATTTTAGCTATTTTCCTGTCTAACAGGTCGGCTTTGTTGAATTGTTCTTGTGTCATGGGTTAACTATTTTTCACAAATATACTAACTTATTTCAAATAAATACTTATAATTCACATACATATATCGAATAAATTCCGTAACGGCATCTTCTATATCATCGTGTCCGTCCTCTGCTTTACCAATTTTAGGGTATGCCTGCAGGTGTTTTACGGCTTGATTGTGCTGCGGCTGCGTTACAGGGTTAGCCCTGACGATGTAAACTTTACTCATGAACTGCGCGAACGACGTAATGCGGTGGTCTTTATTTCCGGAACTGTAATAACCCTCAACGTGTACACCCATATTCTGCAGCAACGTAACGTATACGCTGCCCTGGTTGTTCGTTTCCATTTTATTTATAATACTGCCATGCTCCTGTATTTTACGTTTCAATAAAGGCGATGTAACCGAACTCCCTTCCTGCGTATAAATACTATCGAACCAATACATTTTACCAGCGTTGATCTCAAAGAACGGTGTAGCAAAATAATCGGCACCTGTATCGGCTACGTCGGTAAAACTTAAACGGATTTCATCACCCCGGCGCGGCGGCAACGCGTCAACGAAATTCAATTCAGGGTACAGTAACCCGTCAACGGATTGCGCGATCTGGTTGTACTGGATATTATACGCTACATCAGAAATCGGTTTGTTATCATCCAATAACCCTGCGCGCTGGTCTGCCAGTACTTTACGTGATAAACGTTTCGGATCGAGCAATCCATCGATATAATACGCCCTCAATTCAGGCGGGTTAATATTCTGGTAAATGTCCTCAGCAGGCAAACATAAATGCCTTACATCGTCTTTAAGTACTTTCAGCGCATGGCCTGCGGTATCTTTCGTAGACAACCGCTGCATAAATAAAATATACGGCGTTTTCCGTTTATCTTTTTTACGGGACTGTAGCGCCTTAAACCCCTCGATGCATTCCGCAGCTTCTGCCGGGCTTTGAGCCGTTGAGTAGTCCATCGCGTCATCGTCAGTAATTAAATCAACGTGCTTGCCTGTTTTCGATTTAGAGTTTGTGGTAACAGAATACCGTATGCCGCCGTTTTCTGATTCGTAGTAGGTTTTAGCGGATACATCCCGGCGCACGCGCACCGTAGGGAAATAAAGCCTGTATTTATCAGATTTTATAATATCGAGCGAGTCCTTAGCAAACCCACTGGCATTCGATGCCGATATGGTGTTACTCATGATCGATTTTGAATCGTCGATACACCACACCCATGCAGGCACTGCCCTGGATAGTATCGTTGATTTCGTTGTACCCGGTGGCATGTTGCCTACAAGGTTTTTTTTAATATCATCTAAAATCGTAGGATACCATTTTCCAGCCTGTATATGTGGTGGTCGTTCAAAAACGTATTTATCGATTACTAATTGAATCTCGTCGCAGAAGTATTCGATATTAAAATTGTCTTCGTATGGGTTATTTATGATAACTGACCAAAATTCCTTAAGGAAATAAAACAAACGCCTTTTGCAAAGTTCAGCTTTTACTTCATGGATTTTCGGTAAAATAATCTGTTTAGTCATAGTGTTACAAATATAACAAAATAAATTAAATAAAATTTGCACGTTACATATATGTAACGTATCTTTGAGGTATAGAAAAACAAAATGCCGTGAAAGAACTAATAGTAAAAATACAAAACGATCTTAGCATAGGGCATAAAGGCATGGCTAAGTTAATGAATATAAGTGAGCAGGTTTACCGGAATAAAAAAAGCCTGGATAAGTTTACGGAAATTAATTTTAATGACCTTAAAAATAATTTAAAAAAATATTGTGAAAAGCTTTGAAGTTACATATATGTAATGTATATTTGTATAAGAAATAAAAACAAAAGCAATTATGACAACTTCAGATTTATTTAAAGCAGTTTTAGGGTATGATGCAGCAAGAACAGCAAGCATATATATCGTTATTGATCGCGTTTTATTACGTATAGCTGACCACCAAGCTAATTTTATTAATTTTGAATGCTTTAATGATATTGAAGATTATGACTCTATTGTAAACGTTGTTATTTCTGATGATAATGTTTCAGATAAAGAATTTGAATCTTACTTAAACAAAAGAGATATTCAAGGAGAAATGATTACAGTATTAAGCAATGATGATATAAAAGATATTTCTGAATATATCAACTCAAGGGTTAAGTATTTTGCTTAAATTATATTTTTTAAATAATTAAAAAAGCCAGTATAATTAAGTGATGGCTTTTTTTATTCCCCTGATGCCGCTTCTAATTCGTTTAGGGTGGCATCCGATATTTTAGACATATCGAAGTTAACGGTTTGCTCTGATTTTTTCTGCTCATTGTCTTTTTCGTAGCCTCCGAATATTTTGAGCAGCTTATCGAGTGACGCATGCTTATCTGCTACTACGACCTCTTTTACTACGCCTATAGATTCTTTATCAGATCCTTTACCGGAATATAATTCAGTTGAGTTAATGCGGGTAATCATTTGCCTGGTTTCTTTCTTCATAGCCGAAAGTGGCTTAACAAATCCTGAATCATCGTATATATCTGAAACGTCAAAACGAGCCATTCCGGCAAGCATATCGACAATCTCGTCGAGCGTTATTTTATTCCTATTTCGGGTCTCGTTGTGAATTTCGTTAACCCTCGCCGTTATATGGGCCTCAGTGAATAAATGATAAGCCTTGTTGTTAATAGTTTCAGCCTTCATGTTTTGCGCATTATACGCCTCCCGATAAGCAGCTGATTTATCACTCGTACGAACATACGCCTGACAAAATTTTTCCTGCTTTATCGTTAGTTTTTTTTCCATGATTAATTATTTACACCCGACGAAATACCCGCCTGATTTACTCGCCGCTAATGGCTGATTTGTATCGCAGTCAATCGGCATGCCGTTAACGGAATAATTTCCTGTACCGGTTGTGTATTCTGCATCGCAATGGCAGTCTGCCTGTTCTGCTGAGCATGATGTTAAGCCGGTAAATAAGCACAGCAGAATTACTGGCGTTAAAAGACCGAGCTGTTTCCTGACCATAGCCGCAACGGTAGTTTTATTTTCTTTGGCTTGCTGGGTTAGCCTGATCTTATCCTCAGGCTTAACCGGTACGTTGATAAATTTCTGCTTAGGTTCGGGTTTCATAATCTCGATGTTGATATGGCAAATATACAAAACTCTTTCACATAGCAATGAAAAATCGTAAAAAAATTTTTGTT